GTTTCTAAAGCAGCCCGAATATCATCATAAATGCTTGCCATTATCTGTGCCTATCTTTTAATACAGCTTGTATTTCACTAGGACTTAACCCAGTTTTTAGTCTGTCACTTTTGTTCATCTCTGCAATATGAGGCGCTCTGTTAGTAACAGTAAAACCACTAAGTTGTTCGATGTCGAAAGATTCAACCCTGCTTAACAGTCTTGATTTCTCTTCTTCTCTCTTAGTTTGTTTAGTTCCTTCAGGGAGCTTTGGTCTACCAGCAGAGCTTCTGGACCTAGCCGTTTGTTCCCCTCGTGGGTTAATTTGCCAACTCTCCACAAAGGCACCAGTATCAACGGGAGATAAGTCTACGGCATCTGAAACAATATCCGATGCTTTATCCTTAACTGCCTGTTCGGCCTTCTCTTTAAGCAAATCTAGCTTCTTAAAGAAAGATGTGGCGACAGTAACTTGCATTGGTTACTCCTCTACGTGACAAATATAGCAAATAGCAGAGCCATTAGAATAGATTGTCGTAACTGATGTAATAACGACAGCATCACCTGAACCAACAAGTTTATCATCTTCATCAGGTTGTACCCCTGACAAGGCTGAGATAACACACTTACGGGTTCCCTTACGGATTTGGTCTACGTTAAGGGTCTCGTAGTTGTAGAAGTAACCTGTAACTGTGTAATTGGTTGTCGCTGAACCATCTACACTACCTGTCGCAGGATTATAAGCACCATCCGTAGTGACCTTACTTAAAGTCAGTGATTGACCATAGTCACGTACAAGATTGTATAGATCAAAGGAACGAAAAGACATATTCTATTCCTTATTCATACTCTGGGGTTTGGTAGCTTGGAGGGTTCTTAAAGCGGTCACGGCGGAATGAGCCTTCAATACGGTTAGTGTCAGCCCTTGCAGCCTCAATGCTCGTCTTAGTGATACCACCAGCGAGGACACCAATACCGACAGAAGAGCCTGAACCTGAAGTTTTACCTTGATACTCTAGGCTATCAGCCAGAAGGAGATACTGTTTGGCGAGGTCACTGTAGTCAGCTTTAAGAGCGCCATCAAGGCTTGTGTTAACCTTGCGGGAATACTTAGATGCGATAGCCCGTGCAACCCAAGCAGCAGAGTAGTAAGTATTATTACCGTTCTCTGCGAGGGAGAATGTAATTTCTTCATTCTGTGCTTGCTGGTCAAGAGTTTCAGTATCTCCAACCAAGAGACGGACCGTGTTTAGTCTTCCAGAGGCCGTAGTTGTGTTCAAGTCTGTAGGATCATATGACCAGCCCAAAGTATCTCTCCGTCAATTATTTAAGTAAGGATTTTCTCTCGGATAGCGTAGAAGTCTTCTGCAATCCAACTGTTGTTATTTAAGAAGCGACGAATAAGACCACGTTGTTTGTCGTCTATTTTGGACTTCTTACACTTCTTATTCTCAAACTCTGATGTACTAGATGTCCGATCTTTAACTTCTGCATTAAGCAGGTTAACCAAAGTCTCTAGTTGCTTGCCAGCCATCTCAGAGAGACGATCACCGACCTTAGCTTGAATTTCGAAATCTTTGTTGTGGTGGAGAAAACCAGTGGCGTAAAGAGTGGCAACACGATCTTGTTCCAATCCCCGCTCTAACCAGTTAAAGTGGTCTCCACGACCCCAATTCTTATTATCTGCCGTAAAAGGCAACTTAACAAAGACAGGCCAATCGACCTGCCAACCCAAGTATGTGGGATGCATATGACTACTCCAATATAAGGATACTATTATGTTCTATTATTATTTGGGTTGAACCCCAAGCCGTAGCTCAGGGTCCACCGTTAGTATAATTAAGCTACTACAGCCTCGAAGAAGTAACCCAAGTCAGCACCAACGATTTTCATGTCGTATGCCATTTTAACTTGGATATGCTCTGCAACCTGCTGACGCTTCAGTGCATCATCAGAGAAGGATTCAACAGTGATACCAAGGTTGTTTACGCCCTGAATGTTGTTCCATGCAAAGGTCAGACCAGCAGCAGGTGTCATCAGGCCAGAAGAACGTGGTGTGTGTACCAAGAGTGCGTTCTTACCACCGATGAAGCCGTTTACTTCTGCAAGACCTTCAGCAGCAGTGTTAGCCACAGATTCCATGACGTAGAAGTTCTCTACTTCAAAGATTTCAGCAAGCTTTGCGTCTGTGATGAGTGCTGTGTTGGAAACAGTAGCACCACCGTTCAGGCGAGCAAGGATGTCTGGGTGGTTAACCAAGATGTCACGAACTTCTTTACCAACAACCATTGTGTTTGGCTTGAAGCCACCAGACTTAAGCTGCATAGTACGGCGAGCTGTAGTCACATCAGTGATTGGTGTGGAGAGGGAGTAATCCGACCACAGGTTAGCAGGAGTTACGTCTGTAGACCATGCACCAGCAGTGAAGAATGTGGAAGCAAACTGCTGCTCACGTTCAATCAGAACACGGTTGATAAGTGTCTGTGCGCCAGCGGCACGAACTTCCAACATAGCATCTTCGTTAGCGATAGTCTGCTCATCGAAGTCCATGCCGATACCATATACGTCAGCATAGTAGCTGTCGTTGGAGATTGCCATACCGATACGGCTAACTTCAGTACGTGGAGCAAGTTTCTTAACATCACCCGAACGGTTCATGTTCGCACGGTCATAGATGTAGTACTTGTCAGACTGACGCTGAACACCGACTACTGGGAAAACCTTGTCAGCAACAAAGTTAGTTTGCTCTTGTACATAGGCCAGTGTCAGGTTAGACAACGGCTGGTCAATATGTACAGCAGATGGGGTCAAAAGAGGCATTATAATATTCCTTTAAATGCTTTGTTATTAGAGTTAGGCTACGACGTTACCGCCTTGGATAAGCTCGATTTCGATGATTTGACCATCGACAGCGGCTTCCTTGGCATAACCCATAACAACATCACCAGAAGCGGCTGTGAGTGCATCACCAGCGGCATCAGTTTGAACAGCAGCACCAGCAGCAATAGTGCCACCAGCAGTTACCAAAACACTACCTGATACGCAAATAGTAGTTGCGTTACCTGCGGCAGCACCAGCAAGGCAAATGCCATAAGCTTGCTCACCAGCGGCACCAGCAGTAGTAACAGCACCACCAGCATCAAGAGTTACGAATTTAAATTGTGTAGTACCACCAACACCAGCGATTTCGGTACGGTTGTCACGTGACTGCATAACGGCCATGATTATTCCCCTTTGTAGGATTTATTGATGAGTGTCTTGCCTTCGTCGGTCTTAGCTACAGCAGCGTAAGCCTTGGCATATTCACTCTTTTTCAGTTGGTTGTCGTCCATGTAGGACTTTACGAGAGCATCTAGTTTGTCGGCAGAGGTAGCGAACTCGCCGTCTACGTCAGACTTACCAAATTCTTGCATGGCTGCTTCAAAAGCTGCATCAGCGGCCTTCAGTGCTGCCATAATTGCTTCATCTTCGTAGAATTTAGCTACGAGAGATTTGGCTACATCAGTTGCAAAGTGTGGGAGTGTTTCACCAGCACGTTTGGTCAACTCAATGTCAGCCTTTTCGATTTCATGTTCACGCTTGGCTACATCAGCAGCTTCAAGTGCTTTAAGAACTGGGGCGGGGATGTCAGACTTAACGACCATCTCGCCTTCGATGTCCATCATCTCGACTTCAGCTTTCTTTTCGATTGCTTCAGCAGTGATAACGAAACCTGCGTCGATAAGACCCTTACGGAGCTTCTCATTCTCAGCAGTAAAACGAGCGATGTCAGCCTTAAGGGCTTCAATGTCGATAAGTTCTGCTTCTACAGGTGCAATCTCTTCAGCGGCCTTCTCAGTAGCCACCTCTTCGATTTGCTCAATTTCAGCTACTGGAGCTTCCATTTCTTCTTCATTCATTTTAGTAGTTTCCTCATCGGTATTGTCACGCTTAAAGAGACTAACCATTGCCTGAGCATTGGCTGGACGATCCACGAGGGAAAGTTCTTCAAGGTGCAAGTTTTTTAGGAGATTGGGCAAGTTAGATTTCCTCCTTCATAGCACGTCCACCTATAGAGAACGCAGCGAGTTCGCCAGATTTAACCATAGCCCAGACATCATCATCAAATACTTTGTATGCGACAACCCATCCTTCACGGTTAGACTGGATTCCAAGAGCATCACCAATTTCTTTGGTAATAGGGAGGGAGTGTACTACGACACCAACT